TGGATGTCCGGGAAGCGAAGCGTAGCTTCCCGAACTGTTTATAGCCGAAGCATCCACCCGTGAGGGAGGGGTGTTTCCAACACCCCGTCCGACGACTTTAAAGTTCTCTTAGGAAAACTCGAACGTCGCCGGCCGGTTCCCAGTGATACCGTTCCTTTCGGATCGGTCTCAGGCTGTAATCATCCAGGAGCTGCATCTTCTCCGTGACCGTAAGGCCAAGAGAAGGTACGCTTTCCGGACTCCTATTGCGTGTCACGTTGCACAACCATTCCGAGAGACTCGGGTTGGCTGAACGGATTACCTTCTTCATTTTACAATGGAGATAGTAACCATCTGTGTCAGGGGTAACGAGCTCGGTATTGCTACCGTAATCGCGACCCCCGCGCAGTTTGTGACGGAGTGACTTTGGTATCATGTCCCGTACTTTGAAGTACAGGTCCTCATACCGTGGGTCACATATACCCGTAGGTCCGCTCCAATACCTTAGCTGATTTAAAAACCAGATAAGGCGTTGAACACCGATCAACGGTTCCTTGCAATAGAACGGTTTCACATCGATCCCAGCATGCCAGTGAGCCCCGCAACTCTCTCTGAACCTTCCGGTCCAGAAAGACTTATCAGGGTTCACTATAAAACCACAATAACCCAAAAGGTTTATTAGTGGTTTGGCAAGCTTAGTGGGGACGATTATATCGTCTCCATAGACCGATATGACACCGGGACAACCAAAGTAATAAGCTGCGCTTCGCGCTAAAGCCCAGAAAATTAAGGACTCTAGCTCAAAAGTGAAGCCATTACCCATGGTTGACATCGTTGCCCATTCGTGCCACTCCCCATTGATCAAGCCGCGTGGTGATCGAAGATCGAACATCACGTTGGCCCAGTCGGGGGGGAGTAGCTCGAGAACTAGTTTCCAAGTGACAGAATCACTAGCACTTGACAAGTCAAGTGTAGCGAGACTGCCATCTATGGAACCTAATCGGGCAAGTTCCTGGTTCCGGGATTGATCATTAAGATCGATCCCCTTACCTCTCAGTCGGCGTCTTATGTGGTTACCCACTGCCTTCTGAAGGAACATATTGAGATCGGGCTCCTTCGCAGCTGCCCTATCAATATCGTCAGACTTGGGAACGGTGAAAACGACGTTGCCCTCTACGACACGTAGAGGGTCCCTACCCATACGAAAACATTGCTCAGTAACTGACCTCTTCCAAGAAGGGGTGAGGTTAATGAGCGCTGAGATGTAAGGGAGGGCTCTTAGAGTAACGTCGCCCTTGCCGTCGAACTTTGAAATTGCATCCCCGGAGACACGTCGACGTGATGTCGATGCGCCGTTGGAGAATCCTCCCAAAGCAAAAACGTCATATGAGAAAGGACCCAAAAGGTCCGCAATGAATCGGCTGGCAGTATATAAAAGACTGTCAGATGATATCCCACCGAAATTGGTGGGTTTATCAAGTCGTTCAATGGTTCTCAAATTTCGTTTTTCAGTCTCAAGCAATTTTCCAATCGCTCGAGACCGCCGCTCCGCTGCACTTTCTTTCGAAGGATTTGCAAATTTCGAAAGGAATGAAGCGGTCAGATATCCCTCGCGACTAAAGTTCGGATCACCCGGTTTGGTAGCCGGACTTACGGACTGTAGATAGCGATGGATAAATGATTGGTCGCAAGAAGGATTACGAAAAGAAGTCCTGCTAATGCTAGGATATTCCGTAGCCATAGGTAGCTCCTTATGGTGAGTTGTCCAACTGACTCAGTCAGTTTAGAGTCTACCTTAGTAGACACCTTGCAAATTCACGATAGTATCATGAACCAGCATTTTGTCTGCCTTAAGGGCATCCGCGATCATACCAACGAAGTTGTTACGTTCCTTGGTAGTTGATCGGGCATCGTAATCGAAGTCAATAGTAACGTACGAAGTACGTACTACGACCGGGGTTACGATACCGTTAACGGTTTGACTCTGGACGACCGGCACAACCAGTTTCAGCGTAGACTTGTAACGACCGTTACTCGTCTTGCGAAGACTGATAGTGAAACGGGACTCACCGATAGGAACACCAGTGGACTCAACGACTTCACCGACGTTGTCGCGAATATCTCGCGGAACGAAAGTGTGGTCGTTCGGGGTTGCTTCCCGGTCTTTGAGGACCAGATTTTGAAGTTGAGCCATAAGGCACTCCTTTGTTCTGAGAACAAGTGATATTGGTATTTCTACCGTTTGAAGAGGTTCCTAATCAACGCCACCGCATTAATGAGGTGGGTAGTTGAGAAGGGGTTCTTTACGTAGGGGAGGACCATAGGGTAATCATAGAGCACATCACGGGAAATCGAATAGATCTTCCCGGTGAATGGCTGTTCTGATAAACCCGAATTGGGCCAATCTACGTAGCCTTCATATTGACTCCGGACAGTTCCGTTCAGATCGATATCGCACCAGCGGGTGCGAGTACCAGAAATGAACTTAGTGCCATGAGTCGCTGTGAAGGCCTCCAGCATGTTTCCAACAGGTAGCAACCAGTCGATTACAAATGAGTAGGGAACAAGTTCCCAACCCACGAGTAACGGATTGATTAATCCTACCCTGGAAGCTTCGCGCAAACCAGGAAGATCAATGACGTAATGAACTTTTGTTCGTACGCCACGGAAACCACTGGCTTGCATCGAAACTGAGGAAGAATCCTCAACATAATGGAGTGGAACCGGCGTCTTGAGATTTGAAGAAACGCTGTACGTCATGAGTTTTTCGAAATTCTCACTGATGTACTCATAGCCCCCTCGAATATCATTCAGGAGGGGTATGATTGCGTAGTTCAACTCAAGCCACCGTCCGGCCACATCACGCGAAGAAAATCCCTTTTGACGGGGATCTGGTTTGATGAGAGAGGCAACTCGTTTAAAATCTCCTTTTCGTACGGCGCGGTATAAACCGACGACCGTAATAAAATTTGATGCTAAACCCGTTACCGCTCTCTTCATCTCCGCTGCGAACACAGATAAGTTGACCTTTGCATCGCCAACTTTGAGGCGAATCGCAACATTGTTGCGAGCCATCTCATTGTAGGTGAGCAAGGGTCTCATATCTAACCGACTCTCCATAAACGATTCCCAGTTGCCCCTGTTGAGTAAGTTCTCAAAAGGAACACCGGTACGTGTACCACTACCTTTTGAAAAGGGAGAGGCCCACGTGATCGTAGATGTTGAGCTAGTCAGGTCTATGACCTGATGTCCTCGGGTATAGGAAGATGGCATTCGCCATGGGAAAAGGAAGCCTTCCGGGTGTTGCACCCAGACCCAGCGTCCCTTCCCTCGATAGATCGTCGCATACTCTACCCCAACGTCAGCAGAGCTGATATTGGTCTGAGTCATGCGTTGACCAGTCGACGTCGTCCAGTCAGATTTATTCTCGGCTGAGAAGGTCTGACGGAGGATTCCTGACCGTCGCAACCGATACTTTCGTTTAGTCATTGATGACCTCTCTAAGTACGGTGTGATGTGCTAGCGTTGAGACGAAGGTCGAAAGACCCCCTTCTGGTTCGCCAGAGAACCACCCCCCGCGAGGGGGGTGTTTCC